ATGATTGGATTTAAGATATGCTGTGAATGTAGAGAATATCAAGAGGGGGTAGGTAACTAATGGATATAATATGTGACATTGACGGGACTTTGATGAATGTTGAAGTTAGAAGACAGTTAGCTGTTAAGATGAAAGGTAAAGATGATAAGAGAATGAATTGGGACGTATTTTTAGACCCAAACAATATGACAGCATTAGACACACCTAATTGGGACGTTGTTGAAGTTATAAAAAAATTAAATGGTGATAGGGATACAATAATATTTACTAGTGCACGCAATGAGAGACACAGACAGGCTTCATTATTTCAAATAGAGAAAAAATGTCTTATTAGCATGCGTATATCACCATACTCAGAGAAAGGTAACAGATTATATCTAAGAGCTGATGATGATTTTAGACCTGATGATATTACTAAGAGAGAAATATATGAAAAAATTGTAAGAGACGGCTTTGAGCCTGAGTTAGTATTTGATGATAGAGACCAAGTTGTAAAAATGTGGCGGGACTTAGGACTTCCATGTTATCAAGTGAGGGACGGTGCTTTTTAATGGAAAACAAAACATTTTTTACAAAAATGGTTGATGAATTAGTAATGTTTAGCGAGCATGACCCAGAATTAAAAGAGGGCTTACAATGGGCTGATAAGTTAGCACAGAAAAAAAGGAATAACATTCTATGATATGGTTTATAATATACTATACAGACATGACGTAAACTCTAAAGCTAGAGAATGGTTGAGTGGTAAAAATGGAAATTGATGTAGAAGTAGAGTGCCCATGTTGTGGTGAAATATTTACAACGACTGTAGAAGTAGACCCAGAAGATTATACGAGTGATAGGGATTGAAATTATGTGAGTTTTGCAAACAGCTACGTCATAGTGGTCGTGTTATGTATGGAATGATAGACGATAAAAACTGTAAATGTGAGGAATCGAAATGAAGAAAGGTAGTTATTGGCAGATGTGTCATATATGTTCTGGTAAGTTTATAATTTATAAAAAAAGAAATTCGTCTAATGTCTGTGAGTTATGTAGTAGACGGCACGGTGCAAAGTCTGACATTATGTTTAATTTAATAAAAGCACAAATTGTAGCTGAGAAATGGGGCTTATACCCAAACATACAAAAATTAACATTAAGAGGTGTTAGTAAAAATGAAATGAAAAGAATAAAAAAAATGATAGAGAAAGACCCTGCAGATTGGGGCAGGTCACCTAAAGGAAATCAAGAATGGCATTGGCATAGTGTTGTACATTTGAATGACCCAATAGCAAAGACTTATGATAATTATAGTGATTATGGTATGGTGTATATGTAATGAAGTGGGATAAAGACTGGTATGTAAAAAACATTGGTGAAATGTTGGACGCCCAAAAATCATTTATTCTAAAGCACATTAAGGAAATAAATGACGACCCGATGTTTAAACCCTTCATGCTGGCAAGTAAAATGATTAACTATCAACAAAGACAAAATAGAATAATAAGGGATAATGAGTATGGTGAATATGAATTAAGTATAGTTAGTGGTAAGACTGATGTACCATCACATGAAAATATGGGTTATTTTGAAGTAGCTATTATTAAGATAGAAGATGACGACACATTAGGCGAAGATAAAGAGATTTTAATACTTGGTACTATGTGTGACTTTGAAGAAGTGTATAAAATACAAAAAAAGTTTAGAGAAGACCCACGCAAATTATGGAGTAAGACATACAAACAGTGGTACGTGAGAAGAAAATGAAAAAAGTAATAATTAAGACTTATATATGAGTGTGATGTTGATATGATAATGACAAAAAACGATGAGGTAAAATACCTTGATAACTTAATTGAACAAGATGACCCAACAGCTAAGGTTGGCTCTTATGGTAGGGTAAACTCTATTGAGTATGATGTTTATTCTCATAAGAACATTGAAGATATGGGTGAATATGTTGACCTACACGGTGAGACAAAGAGACTCACACATGTGATAAGAAGAGCAAACAAACCATTCCTGATTTATGGCTCAAAGGGGATTGGTAAAACTTCTCTAGTTCATCACATATGCAAAAAGGAGGAAATAGCACTTGTTGAATTCAGTTGTGGAATCGGTACTAATAAATCCGATTTAAAAGGCAGATTACAAGTCGACAAAGATGGGTCTTACTTCGAAAGGGGAGTATTACCAACAGCATTTCTGGTTGCAAACCATTTTGGTCATGCCGTACTATATATCGATGAGATAGGTGCGTTAGATGTTGATGTACAAAAATGGTTAAATAGACCACTAGATGACAGGCATAGTTGTGAGGCAGGTGGTAAAAAATACACACTCAATGATGGGTGTAGATTAGCCATTATTGCCACAACTAATCCTATTGAATATGCTGGTGTTAATAATCTGACTGAAGATTTAAGGTCAAGATTCATAGGTCAAAGATGGAAAAATCCAACGTCAGAAGAACTTGAAGAAATAGTAGACTGGACTGACATACCAACAGCGAGTGTAAAAGAGCCATTGCTTACGCAGACACAAAACATCTATTCTTCAAGAATGCAGGGTGATGTAGAGTACACACTATCACCTAGAGACCTGAAACAGTTTACTGAGACATATAGAGAATTGGTAGAAGACGGTTATTTGTCAAATGACCAAGTCTTAGAAGAAACTATCAGAGAGACTATACTGATAAAGTATACTGACCCAAATGAACACGAGTTGGTGAAAAGCAGATGTCAAGAAACTTTTGGAGTGACTATTGCATGACCCAACACACCTCTTTTTTTTACTTAGCAAAGCTTTATATTGTAGGACATGTTGGGTGTAATTAGATGGAATGTATACAAATAACAATTAATATGAAAAAGAAGGACGATGTCTATGTCATAAGACCACTTGGTGATATTCATCTTGGTAATGAAAATTGTGACGAAGAAAAACTAGATGAAGTAATAGCTGAGATAGCAAATATGGATAATGTTATTGTTATAGGAATGGGTGACTATATAGAAGGTATTAATCCTAGCTCAACGTTTCTTGATAAGAGAATAGACGTATACACAATTAAAAGACACTTGCTAACAGCAGAAGAACAAACAGACGCAATAAATGCAAAATTCATGATAATTAAAGATAAAATATACGTACTACTTGAAGGCAATCACGAGTGGAAAGTTATTAATGAACATAGATTTAAAAAGGATTTTTGTAAACCGTTAGACGCCAAGTATGGTGGTAAAATGTGCTACATTAGTATTACGTTTAAGTTTAAAGGAAAAGAAATTAATAACTTCTTAATCCATGCAAAACACGGTGGATATGCTGGTGCAAAAACAGGTGGTGCTTTGAATAATATGGAAGATAGCGGTGCAGATTGGCAATATGACATACAATTAATGGGGCATAATCACGGTACGTTCTGTGCTACATCACAAAGAATAGAATATGATAGAAAGCATAATGACTTGTTAGAGAGAAAACAAATACATGGAAATACAGGAACGTTCCTAAGAAGTTATAAGAGAGGCACTACAAACTACATAGAAAGAAGACCGTCTAAGGCTAAAAGAGTAGGTACTATTGCTATTACTGTAGACCCACTAAATGGAGAAATGTTTGGACATGACTAAAAACGGTGTAATAGTTGGGAGCGGAAAAAAGAATTAATAAAAAGGACGTTGGTAATCAAAGTCCGTTTATAACAAGTTATTATAAAGTCTTTAAAGTGTTTGTAGATAATAAAACTGCTATGGAAAATAGAATGATAGCAAGACTATCTGGTGTATCAGATAGACTTGCAAGAGAACAAAGGCGGTTGTTGTTAGATGAGGGTATTATAGAGCGTATTGGTTGTAGGTGTGGTAATTATCCAATGTATCACCTTGCTAGATATGATATAAAAAGCAATAATAGAGATTTAAAAGCAATGCATTTACCAAATAAAAATATACTTAATGAAGACGCTGTTATTGGTGCATTTAAAAAATATAAAGACGGCATAACAAATGATGAGATAGCACGGGTGACAGGTGTAAAACCCAGACGTGTAAGAGAAGAAACACAGAAGTTAAAAGCGAGGGGAATGCTAAAAGAAAAACCGTGCGAGTGTAGTCATAAGACACCGTTTTACTATCCCGTTAAAAATATAACGAAACAAATAGATAAAAGACATGTAGGCTTGAGAAGAAAAAAGTGATAATTTACGCTTATATAGTAGTGGGTGTATGATGTAATATGGCTAGAGACAAAAACTTGTTATCAGATAAGGAATTCTTTTCTAAGACATCTCACATAGTTGAACAAGTGAGAGACTGTAAAATTAATATCACCTACTATAACGAGCAAAATAAAATTGAAGAGAAAATATCAGCGATGGACGCAAAAGAAAATGGTGGCAAACACACATACAAACTAAATGTGGCTACTCCGTCAGTTAAGGGCATAGAGAAATTTACTGCATTTAACCACGAGATAGGTCATATATTATTAGAAACACCAATACCAGAAGCCCGTGAAGTCATAGAGGGTTGGGTTTTAGCAGATGAGGATCAAAGAAAAAAGCAGGGTATGTATATTTATAAAACAAAAGACGGTGCTATGAGGAAACGAACATATTGGGACATGTATAACATTCTCGAAGACCAAAGAGTAGAATCTCTTATGGCTAATATTTGGCTGGCAAACAAAAAGCGTTTCATTAGGGCAAGAACTAACAGAGGTAAATTACATACTCAATGTAAAGATAATCCTATTGATACAATACTTAACATTAGATTTTATAGGGAGGACTTGGCTAAAAGAAGAAAACATTTTAATGAATATAAGCAGGCTTTGGAAGATGTTGAAAACACTGGAAGGCTTGGAGGTCTTCTAATACTTGCAAGGATAAAACCACTCATAGACAGATTCTATGATGATAAGTCAAAGAATGAGAAGAGACTCCTTAATTTAGAAAAGCTTGCCAAAACACCAGAGACAAAAGAAAAGCATGAAAAGTCAATACTAAAACAGGTAGCCAACGAACATGAAGAGGAAGATTATGATGGTAGTGACGCAAAACTGAATAGTGGGGAAGATTGTAAAAAAGACGATGTTTCTAATTTACCAGAACTGACAAAAAACCCAGAAAAACTTGAGAAGGAAATTGCTCAGGCAAAAGATGACGGTAAGAAAACAGTGCAGGATATTAAAACCGCATTAATGGGTGAGGGCTCGTTAGATGCAATAGCTACTCCATCTTATGTTAATAGGATAGAGAGGGAGGAGGCTAGTGTAGAAATTAGTAAAGAAGTATCTAATGGTCTTAAGAAAATATTTAGAAAGATTGCAGAAATGCCAAAAGAAAAAATAGGATATGACGGTGATGAAATTGACATAGAGTCTTATCTTGAAGGAAAGATAAGAGGTTATGACATATCAAAGTGCTTCATTGACAAAAAGATTTCTATGGGGGCTTCTATTGTAATATCAATAGATGGCTCTGGCTCAATGGACGGGACTAGAATAGAAGCGGTAAGAAAGCTTGTAGCTTCATTATACGACTCTGTAAAGGACGTACCAAACATAGAGATAAGAGCAAATGTGTGGTCTTCTGATGCAATAGGTAATTGTGGTATTACAGATATTAACAATAAGGAAGACTGTAAATTTATATCTGTAAAGAATAGTAGTCGTTGTTGGTTGACACCAACACATCTTGCGGTTGATTATTCTGCAAGGCAGGTCAAACGAATGCATGGAAGAAGGAAGCTTGTTATTTTTCTTACCGATGGTGTACCACAATACCAAAACAATCACCACACTATGAAAAGAGACGTAATAGTAAAAATGACAAAGAAGGCTCTCTTAAGGCTTAGACGTGCAACACCACATATAATGGTTATAGGAATAGGAACTAGTCATTATTCCGCCCACTATTTACGTGAAATATTTGGTGAGAAGAGACTGATGCATGTAAGGGGAATAAATGAGGCTTCAGATGTTGTCGTAAAAAACTTTAAAGAATTAGTAGTGAGGACTATGAAATGACAGATATGTACTTCGTGCTTCTATCAATAATACAATTACTGCGGGTGAGAAGGAAATGACAAAGGTTTATCTATGTAAAGGTGGGGGTCTTTGTACTTGTAAGTCAATCCATAGGTCAAATATATGTGAAGAAATGGTGCAAACAGGAAAACAAATACAAGAAAAAGGCTTAGAGTATTATTTGGGACATGAAAAATATAGTAAAGACCCAAAAGAGCGTTGGGTGAATGAGTTGGTGCAATGTAAAAATAAAGGTAGGTTTCGTTTGAACTGTAATGGATTTTTTGAACATAGAATGGTATTATGTAATAAGCATTATCCTCACCATAAGGAGTGGAATGATAAGGCTTGTGGTATATGTGGAAGTCCGCATAGGAGTTGTTGTTGTTAATGAAACCCAACGATCCTGATATTTGGAATAAGAAACCTATCGCAGATCATAAAACCATGAAATGTCCAAAGTGTAAGTCGTTAGACGTAGTTGAATTTGCAACAAAATACACAGAAAAAGGCTATTGGTGTGATGACTGTGATCATGAGTGGGTGGTAGAATGATCATAGAATTATTTACTGGGATAAAACACGGAGAGTGTTACAAACATTACTGTAATAGATGTAGTTATCAGTGGGTTAGTCATAAGGAATTCCCGATAGCGTGTGCTAATAAGAAGTGTAGAAGTCAATATTGGAATAAAGTTAGACAAAGACTGCCAAAGGCACTGTTTATAGGTGATATATAATGATAAAAATGCAAACCATTATAAATAACCTACAACAAGAAGAAGAAGAGTTGCCTTTTAACAGGGATAAAACAATAAAAAAAATAATGAAAATAGAAAAGGAGTTATATATGCCACAGCATATACCTCAAGGTACACCAGAAGACCCAGATAATCCAGACTTTAGAAAATTCACACAGGAAGAAAAGGATAGATGTTGGTGTCCTAACTGCAAATACCCGTATGTATATTGGGATAAAATGAAAGATAATGAGTTAAAGAGACAGTTATCTTCTGCTGAGTACTCTAAGGCTGAGTCGAGTTAGTGTATTAATATGGGATTTACAGAAAGAGAAAAATATATTTATCATTTAGCTACATTAATGGCTATGGAAGCTACACAGGACAGTATTGGTGGAGTTAATGCATTAAATGTAAGACATTTAATAAATTTAATAAAAAATAATAGGTGTAGAAAACTGAAGGGTAAAGACATTGAAAAAATATTAAAAGATATGGAGGAAGAGGTATTGCTTAGTCAGGCTGTTTATCACATGGACAAAGAGGACAACCGTGACAATGCAAGAAGACAGTTTCAAAAGAGGTTCTTTGAAATTGACTTCTGAGTTCTGCCTTATTTGTCTGGCGGAGGGTAATGTTATTAAATATGAAGACCTTGCAGTCTGTAAGAAATGCCTTAAAAACGTCTCAAGTTACTTAGAAAAAAAATAAAAGGGTTTTTATATGTGGGTATATGACATCACCTATGTGTAATGGCTCTTGTAGGTTTTTTAAAAAAGACATAGCAGATGACTTTCATTATTGTCAGGAATGTGCAAAGTTTGTAGGTTATAGATACCTTTATAGGGAAGAAAAGATATTCGGCAGGCTTAGATGTTCTTGCTGCAACGGATTGGTTAGAAATAAAACAAGAAGGAAACCAAAATATTTTGTAAACCCGTTACAGAAAAGTCTAGCTGATCGTGGATTTGTTGTAAAAAATCATTACGCCTAAAGGGAAAAACCAGCCCAAGCCATATTAAAAATTAATCTTTCTTCTTGTTCTTCGTCCATATCGTCCGTTTCACCGTTTTTTTCTAAAACGTAGTGAATTAACTCATGTTCAATCGTCTTATAAATATCCTCAATACTCTCGTGTTGATGAAGATATATAAGACATCTATTAGTCTCACTGTAGAACATTCCTCTATTTTCACCGCCAACCTTAAAATCCACCAATGCACTTTCATTTTTCATACATACCAGAACTTTTATTAATAATTAAACTTTACTAGTTTCTATGGGAATAACAGGCTTCTTGGATTGGTATGAGAGGCATATGGCTAAAAGCCTCATGATATCAGCCGTCATACTATATATGCAAATACCTCATAGTTGGTGGGCTTTAGAGTGTATATTTGGTGGTGGTTATTTACATAATCATGGTCAAATAGTTGATTTTTTTCTTTATGGTATAGATACCCTAGAGATGATACCTATTATAGGCATAACTCTAGCTATAATATCCAAAGTCAGGCATAAAGTTAAATAGTACGTAAGTATGCTTTAAGGCATGAGCAAAGACGATAAAAAAGAAGATGCTAGCCCTCGTTGGGACATAGTAAACAGTCTATATGATGACATGGATAAGAGAATAGATGAGCTTTGGGAATCTGACAAAATAAGTTATGGTGAAATAGAGATAGCTATGATGATGATGAAAGAAAAAATGCTACAACAGAAGATAGAGATTATGCACCATATAATAAACGATAAGACTGACGAAGAAGGCAGTGAAGCACCAGCCACAATGTATAAGTAATTAGTTATAAAGGCAATCCTGCGTCAAGAAGTGCTGTTTTTACTTCAAGCCTACTTGCCTCGTTGACTTGCTCCTTCCATAACTGAGGACATTCGTAATACCACAAATCTATTACTTTACAGCCGTTCCATTCCAACATTTTCTTCTGTACCGTATCTCTTGCTGATTTTAGTATTCCTGTATGGTCTCCTCCTTGTACTCTTATTACTATTGTTTCTTTCGAGTCTTGAAAAACGACAATATCTAATGTTTCTTTTGTCTGTCTTTCTGATAGTGTATCAACATAATCTCCCCTCATTAGGTTTTTGAAGGGATATTGTGTTTTATAATCTCCTTCCTCTCCTATCAGTTCTATTAAGATTTTTAGAGCAGACCTTTCTCCCTTTCCTATGAAGTGGGACATATTCTCTTATTAGCACCTCCCAGTTTTTGCCTTTTCCTTTGACGTTTATTACCATAGCTGTTAGATTCTTCTTGTCTTTTAAAAAGGTTCTTATTTTTGCAGCGTCAGCCCACGCATTTGTTTTTATCTGTATAAGTATGATATTACCGTGCTTATCAAAACATATGCCATCGAAAAGATTCCATAAATCCAAAGCTCTATACCATTCTCCTAAACTATAGATTAAATCATGTCTTCTACCATGAGGTTTTAACCAAATGTCATCATATTCATATTTTAAAAGCCATAAAACTGCCTTACGGTTTGATGACCGCATTCTCTCTCTGGGGTTCATATTAAATAATCTGTGGCGTCAATGCAGGAAAACGACTTGTCAACCTTGCTGTACTTTTGGATAGATCCTTATAGAGACAGTCTAGCCACATAGAAAGGCTTATATGTCCCCTAATTTAAGTCTTACTAAAAATTTTTCTTTGGGTGAGTGGCTTTCAATAACATACTTCTTGGGTCTAGCTTCCCAATGGCATTGCTACCTACTAACCAGCCTACGAACTGTCTAAACAGTCCTTAGAGTGTAGTCCCTTTTATTATTTTATGTTAAATGTACTAGTATATAAGTCTTAATTATCGCTACCTTATTCTTCTTTATTGTCTATACCCTTTGCGTTTAAGATGAATTCTGCGTCTGATTGTGGGTGTTCTGGGCTATCTACCATTCTGGCTATTCTCTTCTTACCAGACTTTTTGAAGTATATCCTGTATGTAGCAGCATGACCTACCACATTTCCACCTATCGGTTTGACTGGATCACCAAACATTATTGATGGGTCTGTTTGTACTTGGTTTGTGAAAATAACAGTACAACGAAAATAAAATGATATGTTCTTTATGTGTGTCATTAATCTTGCTATTTGGTTTTGTCTGTCTGCTAAAGTACCACGTCCTAAATATTCCTCTCGGAATTGACCTATAGCTCCGTCTAATATTACAAGTCTTGGTTTTACTTTTTGTAGTGTTTTTGAAAGTGCATTGACAGTTCCCATTAATTGTTCTGTTTGAGGGGCATAGAAATAATGAACTCTCTTCAAGACGTCTTCCATGCCTTCTCTGTCTTCAACATATCCACGTTCCTTCATAATTTGTAAAATCCTTCGTGGTCGAAAAGTATCTTCACAGTCAACCCATACTACGCTTTCACCTTCTGATAAAGCCTGAGAAACCAACGTAAAACAGAATTGTGTCTTACCAGAGCCATATTCTCCATACACTTCATAGACACACTCTGGCTTGACACCTCCACCTAACAGCTCATCTACAGCCAAACACTGGCTCTTTAGGGTAGGGTAATTGTCCTGATATTCCATCAAGTCGATAACGTCCAAGTCAGTTCTACGAATAAGTTTATTGTCTTCAAGTATTTTATGTGAATTAAAAACCCAAGCGTCTGCCTTTGGTTTTCCAACACCTGTTATCTCTGTTATTTCTCTAGCACCACGTATACAAATATCAACGATAGATGTGACACCAAACTCTGAGAGTTTTTTCTCGGTGATACCACCTACACCTTCCAGTTGCTTAACTGATAAATCTAATTCTGGCTTTTTCTCTTCGCTAACCATCATATACACCTATTAATTTTCCTCCAATATTAACCTTTCCATTTAGTTCTACTTTGACACTACCGTCTAAAAGATCTTTTATGGGAACTCTTATCCTTATGGATTTGTCTTTTCTGGATTTCATTCTGGAGTATGTAAACATACATCTTGTTGAACAGAATTTATTTGGTCTCTTTCTTTTACCAACACCTATTATATTTCTATGACATAATATACACTCTTTAGATCTTCTTACAATGTCCGTTTTAATCTGGTATCTTTCTTTTTGAATTATTTTATTGCCCTGTAATGCACAATGTCTTGAACAGTATGCACTTCCCGTACCAAAAAATCCTACTTCGTATAGTTTGTCGCAGTAACGGCAAACGTTATACTTCTCATGTTTTTTTGTATGTACCATCTGAGTTCAACTTTATTGTGTTTGTGTTTTCCCACCTATGGAATAGTTGCAATGCTGTTAGTTGATCCATTCCACTGGCTTCTAATCTCTTCATAAATGTAATTGTGTTAACATGCCCATCTTGGTCAGCACATTCAGACCAAATCTTCCACGCCTGTTGTTCTTTTGACATCTTACCACTTGTAAACAAATTACTCTGTGTTCCAGTTCCTTGCAAGTCCACACCAAATGCTTTGTACATGCTAACTAATAACTCTTTCACAGCATGAATGTCTTCCGTTTCAACCTCCTTTTTAAACCTTAATTTTGCATGAGCCATAGACAATCTTATCAGAGCTTCTAGCTGTCTTATTCCAACCGTCATATCAGTACCAGTTGTTGCTCTTAGTTTTTCATATATCTTAACAATCTCATTTCTTACATCTTTACCTATTGTTGGGGTTTCTTTCCTAACTAGGTTTAGAAATGATGTTAATTCTTGACTGTTAAATTTACAGTCCGTGTTCTTTGATTCTGATGCAAAGGTATCTAATATGTGGTTTGCTTTTTGTATATCCTCTGTGACGTTTGGTGCGTCTTTCATAAGCCATATTAAGTCAAACCTTGATAAGAGTGGTGTTGAAATGTTTATGTTATCTAATAATGATAGAGTGTCATCATAATGTCCATATTTTGGGTTTGCTGCAGCCAATATTGCTGTCTTTGCTGGTAATGTTAATGATATACCAGCCTTGGCGATGGATACTGTTTGTTGTTCCATTGCTTCGTGCATTGCAGACCTGTCTAATTTATTCATTTTGTCAAACTCATCTATGTATGCAAACCCACCACTACATAATGGTAATACGCCAGCCTGTGCTACCATTCTTCCATCAGAGAGTTTGACCATTCCTATTGTCAATCCAGCACTACTGCTTCCTCTTCCGTTTGTGTAAATGGAGTGTAGTGTTAATTCATGTCCGTATTTCAACAGCTCAGACTTTGCCATACTTGGGTCTCCCACCAATAATAAGTTGATGTCTGCACGCTTTTTTGACGGAACACCCCCCACTAATTGGAGCAAACATGACAGTTTAATGTCACTGTATCCGTAAATATCTGGTGCATAACTGCCGATTAACTTCTTTATGAAGTCTGGTTCTTGTGATTCCTTCCTTAGTTTTGCTATTTCGTCTGATGAAGGTAAATCCTCTTTCACCCTATCCATATCATCTATTGATAATATGTCTATTATAATGTCATGTTCTACGTCTTTTGGGTCTAGTTGTGATCTGAAAACACCAAGAACTTTTTTCCTTTGTCCTATAACCGACTCGCCAACATTATTATTTGTGAGTTTTGCATTAATCATAATCGGTGTATGGTTTCTACATAATTCTAATGGTTCTTGTAATAAAACTGTTTGAATGTCATCTGTTACCACATTTGATGACTTTACGACCATTTTTGGTCTCTTACATTGGTAGTTCATACATCTTATATCTGGCATTTTTCTTTCAAAGTTAGCCTTATGGTGTTCTACAGTAGCACACTCTGGGCATTCCATATCAGCTTCAACGGTGTATGTCTTTGCTGCGTCTGTAGCTGTAATTATAGCCTCAAAGCACACTGTCTCTCCTTCTTTTCTAGAGTCTAAATCATGCATTGAGATTGTTCCTTCGTGGACTAGTTTTATTTTCAGATTTTTAAATCCCTCTTTTACATCTAAACCGAGATGCTTTCCTTCAAGTATTTTAATAACAGCTTCTTTTGCCACGTCCTTAAACCCATCTTGGTCATAAAGAAACAAATCAAGAAACTCTGGATCTGATACAACCACTGTATATGTATCATTAGGTCTTAGTTGATCTATCACATTAACATACCTTATCTGTTCAAGTACCTCTACAATGCTATCCAAATATGCGGAGTTTGTCATTGTCTCTAAACTCATAGTCTTTGGTCTACCTCCTTTGATATTATATTTCCTATCTGAGAGTGTCTTTGTTGTAGTTTCTTAAAGTCATTTGAAGACAATCCATTTATACCAAGCCTCCATTTTTCTATGCTTGAGAAGAATAATGGTAGTGCAACTGCTATTGACTCATCTGTAAATTCTGTGATCTTTGCATCACCGTCTTTGTGGTTTTTCAGATAGTCGTCTACAACAACAGCGAGGAATAAACTGAAACTTAGATGTTTTGGTCTAATACTTTCCAGTTTCACAAATAATGGTTTTGTGTTTTCTCCTGTAGAGATTGTAGTCGTGTTCCTTTTAAATTGCATATTTGCTGATATGTGTGCCCCAATATAAACGTAGCTGAAGTTTAGCTAACTCTTGTTTAAAGGATAGCTAATAAGGAGTTTTAAAGTTAGTTAAGTTAGTTAAGTTAAGTTTGTTTTAGAATTAGTTAAGACTTACCTAGTTTTTTTAAACAGTTAGTTTAACTAACTTAACTAATATGTAATGGTATATCAGGGCGTGGTTGGAAATTAACCTCTTCTGGTAGAAAAACCTCTGGTTCTACACCCCTTTCCACCATAGCTAATATAAATGTTTGAACTTTAGTGTGATCAACCAGTGTTTTTAATTCCTCTCCTCCCTTATTTTTCCAAGTTATGTAAATGAACATAAAGGGGTTTAGAACAATCCCTAATATAAAGATACCTGAATATAAAACGTTTTATAAACTATAGTTTTTTCTGCCTACTTGTATCTTCTGCCGATAAACTCTCTTTGACTTTTTTATTATAAGCCTTTCTCCTTATATCATATTTAATTCCGTCTGGTAAATGATGTATACATGGGTCAGCCAAACAATATTTTTCCTTGCAAAACTCGCAGTAAACCCAAACTCTTTTCATCTGTTGGCGTAATTTTCTCCCATATTCTGGGTCATATGGGTCAACTTTTCCCATTAATCACACCATATTTTGTTCTTTTACCCCACTCTCTCGGTCTTCTTGACAGCATTGACCCACAACATCTACACCTATTACCGTCTGTAAACCTTTGCCATGCTTGGCAAGTTCTACATCTCCCATGAGATAAAAACGGAAGTTTCCAATTATCTGGCTGTTCATGTCGTGCTTTTCTATAGGGTCTTGATCTTTGCTCAAGAGTTCTTCCAACACCCTCCTTCTTAGAACATGCGTTTTTACATAAATATGGCATAAACATCACCATAAAAAAAAATTAGGATTGAAATTGCTTTGGTTTATAGGCGGTCAATGCAAGCATTGGTCTGCCTGAGCCTTCAGCCTCTCTCTCAATCACGTAGGTTGTTAAGCCGTCTGCTGCGTCTTTCTTAACACAATCAGCGACTTTTCCTATCCACCAAGTTGATTTAGCCTGTCCAACGATAGCCTTTGCGTAAGTATATCTAAGACCGCCTGTTGTAGAAATCTCTGCAACATCGGAAGCATACTCATCGTTAAACTTGACGTTGAAGCCTTGAATAACTAGTCGTTCACCTTTGGATAGTGGAGTTGAATCACCGAACGAACCTGATGGTGTGTCCGATACTTCTGAAATATCCATAATAAGCAGTGCATATACCCTAATATAAACCTATTGAAAAAAAATGTGGGTGTGGGTTATAGTCCCAACACATCTACCATGATTCGTAGTTGTTCCATTGCGACTGCGTACCAGCCGTCAGACAACTCCTTCCAAATATCACGGTCTATTTCTACCACTAACTTCTCTGAAGTCAGAGTAGAAACTTGAGATTCGAGAGATTCTATCTGGTTTTCATATGATGTTGTATCAAACTCCTGTGCTTCAAGTA